CTCATCCACTCGGTGGACAAGGCGTACCGCAACCTGCCGGGCGCGGGCTTCGTCGCGCACGACACCATCATCAAGCAGCTCCGGCTGTTCAAGGATGGCGTGGGCCGGTACATGTGGCAGCCGGCGTACGTGCTCGGCCAGCCCGACACGATCCTGGGCTACCCGCTCAACACGAACAACGACATGGACTCGGCGCTGACCACGGGCAAGAAGCTCCTGGGCTTCGGGCACGCGGCTTCGGCGCACGTCATCCGTGACGCGGGCGCGACGCGCTTCGTGCGCACGGACGAGAAGTACGTGCTGGAGCACCAGGTGGCGTTCCTGGCCTGGCAGCGCGGCTCGTCCGAGACGGTCGATACCACCGCGTTCAAGGTGTTGACCCTCAGCTAGGAGCCAGCGCCGGGGCTGCGATGTGTGGCCCCGGCGCACTTCTACCCATGCAAGCAGTCGCCCTCAAGCAGTTCTCCACGACCGGCTACGGCGTCGTCGATGTCGGCCAGGAGATCGACATCAGCGAAGAGCTTGGCTTCGAACTGATCCAGTCCGGGCTCTTGCAGCGCCTGAGCCCAGCCGTAGTCGAGACGGCGACCGCGCAGCGGCCGCAGACGGAGCAGGCCGTGCGTCACGGCGGCAAAAGCCAATGGCGGCACGGCCGCCGATGAAGGAGTTGAGCATGCGCACTCGAATCAAGTCGCTGGTCCCGCTGTTGGTCGCGGCCCTGATGATGACGGGCTATGCCGGCGCCACGGCCGACACGAACTACCCGGCTGTCTACATGCAGCAGACCAGCTCCAGCGTGGGCGCGCTGGTCATTCGCAGCACGGCCGGGCCGGGCATCCTGAACGACAACGGCTCGGTGGTCTACAGCGTCCGTACGCGAACGTCGATCGCCAACGTGAACACCGGCGCGACCCTGCTGCCGGCGGTGGCCGGCTGGAAGTACCGCCTGATCGACGTGACCATGATCTCGGTAGGCGGCGCTACAGCCACTTGCACGGCCGTGACGATCCTGGGCACGCAGGCGACCGCGAGCGCCACGTTGCTTTCGGTTGCTGTCGCGGCGTTGACGCAGAGCACTGTCGTCAAGCCGAACACCGCGAACGCGACGGTGTTGGCCGATGGCGCGTCGTTCGTCCAAAACGATGCCGCTGCGGCGATCACGATCGGTAAGACCGGCGGCTCCTGCGCAACCGCCACCAACATCGACACCATCCTCACGTTCGCCATCGAGTAAGCGCGAGCGCTCATGTCCCTTGCTCTCAAGACCGCCGCGACGGCTCTGGCCCTCGATTGGACGAACGAGGTCAAGGGACACCTGCGCGTGGACTCCGACGACGAGAAGGCTCGCGCGGAGGCCATCCTTATGCCTGCGGCGTCGGCCTGGGCCGAGACGTTCACCAACCGGGCATTGATCACGCAGACGTGGACGCTGTACCTCGATCGGTTTCCGGGCGGATGCCTGCCCTACCAGAACTGGACCGGCGGGCAGTACAGCTATATCGAGATCCCGAAGCCGCCGCTGCAGAGCATCACGAGCATCAAGTACTACGACGCGAACGGCGTGCTGCAGACCTGGTCGAGCTCGAACTACGAGGTCGACCCGCCAGCCGGCGCCCCTTTCGATCCCGAGTGCCAGCCGTACCGGGTGCGGCCGGTAGTCGGGCAGACGTGGCCGATTCCGCGCGCGCAGCGTGGTGCGGTGCAGATCGAGTTCGTGTGCGGGTACGGGGCTGCCTATACGAGCGTGCCGGCGAAGCTCAAGGCCGCCATGCTGCTCGTCGTCGGCGAGCAGTTCGAACGCCGAGAGCAGGCCGTCGAAGGCACCATCATCAGCAAGGTGATCTTGACGGCCGAGAACCTGGCATGGCCGTTCCGCGTGCAGCTCTTCGCCGCTACTGACGATCAGGCGTATCGGTACACCGACCCGTATCGCCTGGTGGGATTCTGAGATGGAGGCCGGCAAGCTCGATCACCGCGGCGTCATCCAGCGCTTCACCACGAGCACTGCGGGCAACGGCTTCGGTGACCCCGTCAAGTCCTGGTCGGACCTGGCCACGGTGTGGTGCGACTTCGAGCCCTACTCCGTGATGAGCCGCGCACAGGCCGAACAGTTCCAGGAAGGTCAAGAGCGCGTGGCTTGGGACGAAGCCAAGATCACGATGCGCTGGCGTTCTGACCTGACACCTACGCCCAAGGATCGCATCGTCGTCGCCGGCAAGACATACGACATCCTGCGCGTCAACACCACGCACGCCCGCCAGGAGATGTTCGAGCTGACGTGCCGGGCGCGGGCTGACGCATGAAGCTCGGTGTGCAGGTGACGGGCGCGGGCGAGATCGTGCAGGTGCTGCGCGACTTCGGCAAGATCGCGGAGCCGGCGCGGATGAAGCGCGCCCTGCTCTCGGCTGGCGGAATCATCGCGGACGAGATGCGGCGCGTGGTCCGCAAGAAGTCTGGCGTGCTGGCCCAGGACATCGGTGTCCTGGAGATCAAGGGCTCCGGATCCGATGCTACGGCGGCGGTCGCCATCGGCCCGCAGAGCCCGTACCTGTTCCATCGCGCGCGCAACCTGCAGGACGGCTACCTCCGGCGCAACAAGCGCACCGGCGCGGTGTCGCACATCCCCGGCTATCCGTTCGTGCAGCCGGCCGTGGATGCGAAGGGTGACGCAGCCGAGGCCGCGTTCGTGACCGAGATGACGCAGGGCGTAGAGGGGTTGTCGTGATCGGCGATGCTGGCGAGGCGCTGGCCTCGCGCCTGCTGAACGCGACCGGCACCACGCCGGCCTCCACAGCCGTCGCGACGCTTGTAGGGGCCCGCGTTTACTCTAGCAAGCTCCCACAGGGCGTCCAGTTCCCGGCGATCTCCTACAGCCTCTCCAGCGAGCAGCGGCAGTCCACATTCGGCGGGCCCACGGCTCTGCCTGGACAGCTCTACACCATCGACTGCTGGGGCGGCGAGACGTACACGGCCGCCCGGACGCTGGCCAAGGCTGTACGCCTGGCCCTGGACGGCATCAAGGACTGGTCCTCCACCGGGACCGTGACCATTCAGGTGTCGATCGTCGAGCAGCAGCACGACATCTACGAGGACGACGTGAACGTTCACCGGGTTTCGATGGATGTGCGGCTCTGGCCGAACGAGGCGCAGTCGTGATCATGCGCATCGGCCTCGTCCGCAGCGCGAGCCGCGAATACCCGCGCGTGATGTGCGATGGCATGGACCTGTCCGACCAGGTGCCGGTGGACCAGAAGCCGAAGTTTGCGGCGGCGGTCCCGGGCTCGACGTTCGCGTTCGAGCTGTTCTCACTCGACGCGCGTGGGCAGAAGTACCGGCGCGGCAAGACCGTGGTGCGGCACACGGTCGAGGCGGTCGTGGACGCCGTGGAGTTCGTCGCATGAAGGATCCGCTCTTGGCGCACGTGGCGGCCATCCGCGCGCAGGCGCAGGCGCAGTTGTCGCTGTGCGATGCGCTGCTCGCTCATCTCGGCGAACTGGATCCGGCCGAGGGCGAAGTGCCCACGAAGGTCGCCTGTCCACGCTGCATGGACACGCAGTTCCAAGCGCGCGCCGGTGACGTTGGCGTCTGTGGCGCGGCCGGCTGTGGCGCCAACTACCGAAACGGGGAGGTCGTCGATGGGTAAGCACGTGGTGCTGATCGGATGCAACTACAAGGCGGCCGATGGCAGCGACGTGCGCCACGAGCCCGGCGCCATCGTCGAGGACATCCCGGAGCAGAACGCGGCCGCGCTGCTCGAGATGGGCGCCATCGAACCGGCCGACGTGACCGAGCCGACAACCGACGCTGCGCAGGACAAGCCGACGCGCAAGCGCGCGGCCAAGGAAAAGGAGTAGCCCATGGCGTTCACTCACGGCCGCCTCTCGTATCTGGCGCTGGACAAGCCCGACGGCTCGCTCGCGGCGCTGTCGAGCGCCCTGAACAAGTTCGACTATGCGAAGACCACGGACCGGCCCGAGACGCAGGCGCTCGGCCAGTACGCGAAGCGCTACGAGGTGCGCGGTCTGTCCAGCGTACAGATCGGTGTCGAAGGGTTCTTCATGGAAACCACGACGAAGCGTCACGGACGCAGCGCCACGATTCTTCACGGCGCGTACGACATCAGCGCGTACTTCGACACCGTTTCGCTGAAGCTCGGCGTCGACCTGCCCGAGACGCAGACGTTCGGCGACTCGTGGAAGGAGCACGGAATCCCCGGCCTGAAGAACGACTCGGCCAGCTTCACTGGCTTCCACGACAAGACGGCGACGGTCGCGAGCTACGACATCTTGCGCGCGGCATGCTCGAGCGATGCGGGCGATGTCCAGACCATCGGCCCGAACGGCTTCGCGGTCGGGAGCTACGTCGAACTCCATCAGGCCATCTGCTCCAACCATTCAATTCCGATGGAGGAGGAAGCCGTCACCAAGACGAGCGCCGAGTTCATGTCGGACAACGGCATGGACCTCGGCGTCAGCCTGCACGCGGTCACCGCAGAGGTTACCACCGTCAACTCGCCCAGCGTGGACGAGACCGCGGCGACCGCGAATGGCGGCTGGGCGCATCTCCACGTCACAACCCTCGCCGGTACGCCGGGCACCATCACGTTCAAGCTCCAGCACAGCACCGACGACATCACCTATGCGGACCTGGCCACGTTCTCGGCGGTGACCGCGATCGGTGCGCAGCGCGTCGAGATCGCGACGGGCACGACCGTGAACCGCTACGTGCGCATCGCGATCACCACGATGACCACGTTCACCAGCGTCACGTTCCAGGCGTCGTTCGCGCGTCGCGACTACGCCAGCGCAAACACGGCCGGCGGCTATCGCCACTGGCGCGCGCTGATGCAGCGGACGCTGAGCAGCACATTCGAGGCTGGCCCGAACGGCAATACCGCGGGCTTTCCGAAGCTCACCGGCGAGTGCCGCTTGCAGGACCTGACGCTCACGCTGTCCGAGAACGACGTGACGAAGTTCTCGGGGACGCTGATCAGCG